TTGAAGGCGAAGAAGCGGTACTGCCGCAGGTAGAAGTAGAGGACGACACTCCGGAAGAAGACCGTGGTCGGAGCCCCATGCCGGAAGACATCGTGCGGGAGCTTGAAGCCGATGAGATGGAAGAGTATTCGGACAAGGTCAAAACCCGCATGAAACAGATGAAGAAAGTCTGGCATGACGAGCGCAGGGAGAAAGAACGCGCACTGCGTGAGCAGCGAGAGGCGATTGAGTTTGCCAAGACGATAGCCGAGGAAAACAAAAAGTTGAAGAGTACGTTGAGTCGTGGGGAACAAACCCTCGTTGATACGTATAAACAGGCTACCGAGCTTGAGCTAAGTGCGGCAAAAAGGGAGTACAAGGAAGCCTACGAAGCGGGTAATTCTGACCTACTGTTAGCGGCGCAAGAGAAGCTCAATGCAGCCGGATATAAGATGGAACAGGTTAAGAACTTTAAACCTGCCCCTTTACAAGAGGAAGAAACTAGTGTAAATATTCAGCCATCAGTGGTACAGAAACCACAGGTGGACGAAAAAACGATTGCGTGGCAAAAGCGTAATACGTGGTGGGGTAGTCCAGAGCACGCGGATATGACTGCGTTGGCACTGGGGGTTCACCAGAAATTAGAGAACCAGTACGGCAGGCAATATGTTGGTACTGATGAATATTGGCAAAACATTGACGCCACAATGCGTCGCCGATTTCCTGAAGTTTTTGAAGAAGTAAAAACGACGACCGGGGGCGGCAAGCCCGGTGCCCGCGCAGAAAGTAGCAAACCTGCCACAGTGGTTGCTCCGGCATCCAGAAGCACATCCTCCACCAAGGTGAAGCTAACAGCATCGCAAGTAAGTATTGCGAAAAAGCTGGGTTTGACTCCCGAGCAATATGCCCGGGCACAACAGAAACTGAATACGGAGAAATAACATGGCTAATAGAAACGATCTTGCACGCGAATTTGAAACCCGTAGCGCTACCGAACGGCCTAAGTCTTGGCAACCGGCTTCAACATTACCGGAACCAGATAAGCAGCCGGGGTACGCATACAGGTGGGTTAGAGTCTCGACCCTGAGCATGGCAGACCCACGAAATATCTCCGCAAAATTGCGAGAAGGGTGGGAGCCTGTGAGGATTGAAGAACAACCAAAATTCAAATTGATGGTTGACCCCAATAGTCGTTTTAAAGACAACATTGAGGTAGCAGGTTTGTTGCTTTGCAAGATTCCTGAAGAGTTCATGGAACAACGGAAACAGTATTTTTCCGCTAAAAACCGTGACCAGATTGAGTCTGTGGACAACAATTTTATGCGCGAGAACGACCCAAGGATGCCGCTTTTTAAGGAGCGTAAGTCCACAACGTCGTTCGGAAAAGGTAAATAAACTTAAACAATTTTAGGAGAAGTTAAATGGCATATCCTTCCGTTTCAGCCCCTTACGGGCTTAGGCCGATCAATTTGATCGGTGGGCAGGTCTTTGCTGGCTCTACCCGTTCAATTCCTATTGGCTCCGGCAACGATACTTCTATTTTTTATGGTGACGTTGTAAAGCTGGATTCTTCAGGTCTTTTGCAGAAAGATGTCGGCACGGACACCGCTACCCCAGTTGGTGTTTTTCTGGGTTGCAGTTACACAGACCCGCAGTATGGTCTGACTTTCCGCCAGTATTATGCGGCGGATACCGTGGCTAGTGATATTGTTGGCTACGTTTTGGACGACCCGGATGCACTGTTTAAAGTAGCTGTTGTCTCTGCTACTACCACAATCGGGTATGTAAATCGTACTGCTGTTGGCAACAACACTGTTCTGGTTCAGAACTCCGGTTCCACCACTACGGGTAATTCTGCTGTAGCAGTAGACGATAACACTGGTACTACGGCAACTTTCCCAATCCGTATTATTGATGTTGTCCCAGAAACAGCTATTGCGGGTTACCCAAGTTCGTACACTGAGGTTATTGTTAAGTGGAACGCGCCTAACGTGACTAGTCAAACTGTAGCAGGCGGGCATCAGTATCTTAACCCGACCGGCATTTAAGGAGAACATAAATGGCAATTTCACGCGCACAATTACTTAAAGAACTGCTCCCCGGCTTGAACGCCCTTTTCGGTCTGGAATATGCCCGATACGGCGAAGAGCATAAGGAGATATTTGATACCGAGACTTCAGAGCGTTCGTTTGAAGAGGAAACCAAGCTGTCAGGCTTCTCCGCCGCCCCGGTGAAGAACGAAGGCAGTGCGATAGCCTACGATAACGCGCAGGAAGTGTTTACTGCTCGGTACAACCACGAGACGATTGCTCTTGGTTTCTCACTGACTGAAGAGGCCATTGAGGACAACCTGTACGATTCACTGTCGTCCCGGTACACCAAGGCTCTTGCTCGGGCTATGGCATACACCAAGCAGACTAAAGCTGCTGCTGTGCTGAATAACGGCTTCTCCACCAGCTATAACGGTGGCGACGGCAAACCGTTGTTTAGTGCTACGCACCCCACGGTCTCTGGTGGCACTAACTCAAACATCCCGTCTACAGCGGCTGATTTGAACGAGACTTCTTTGGAAGCCGCCGTTATTCAGATTGCTGGCTGGACGGATGAGCGGGGGCTGTTGATTGCTGCCAAGCCGCGTAAGCTGGTTATCCCGCCGTCACTGATGTTTGTGGCTACCCGCCTGCTTGAAACTGAGCTGCGTGTTGGTACAGCGGATAACGACATTAACGCCCTGAAGAGCAACGGTTCGATCCCTGAAGGATACACCGTTAACCACTTCTTGACTGACAATGATGCTTGGTTCCTGACCACAGATGTGCCAAACGGTATGAAACATTTTGTTCGTACTCCGATGGCTACGTCAATGGATGGAGACTTTGATACCGGAAACGTACGGTACAAGGCCCGTGAGCGTTATTCGTTCGGCTGGAGTGACCCGCTGGGCATGTATGGCTCGGAAGGCGCAGCTTAAACCTAGTTAATTAAATAGGTTATGAAGGGGGCTTCGGCCCCCTTTTTTTATTTGAGTTGACTTGGTAATATGTTGATGCTATAACGAAACAGACCCAAGATTAATACTCATACCGACTGGCTTGGCAGACGTAGTAGAGACGGTATGAGAAGTGCTACTACACGAGGATTTAAAACTTATGGCTATTACTACGTTTCAAGGCCCAGTTCGCTCACTTAATGGTTTTTATACTCAGGGCCCGGGCAATATTATAAATCTCCCAAACGGCACGAACACTATAACGCTGGATGTTCCTACCTATGCGGGCAAAATTATTCGTACTAACGACGCTACTTTGGTCGTTACGCTTCCTACACTAGATGCTACAGCAGACCCTGTCTCTTCCGGCCCCGGCTCAAACCCCAATACAGTAAATAATATGGGCGTGAGTTTTACATTTGTTCTGGAAACTGCGGCTACTACGTGGAAAGTAATTACCGCTGCGTCCCAGTATATGATGGGTTCTATAGCGGTTATCGACGTAGACACCTCTGGCGCAATGGCTGGGTATGCTGCGAGCAGCACAGCAACGCGTTCCATAAACTTCAATGGTTCCACACAGGGCGGAGCTATAGGTACATGGGTGCAGGTAACGGCGCTGAACTCTACCATGTGGTACGTTACGGGTGCTTCTATCTTAACAACAGGGACTCCTGCTACTCCGTTTGCCAACTCATAGTAGGGGGGTCGTAATGGCTATGCAATATGATGTAAAATCAAAGTATCTTGTCGCTGACGGAGCTTTGGTGGCTTACAGGACTCGTCTGAAAGGTTTGTATGTAACAGTAACTTCTGCTGGCGCTGCGCTTATTATTTACGATAACGCTTCTGCTGCTTCTGGGACTGCTCTGCTTACTATTAGCACTGCTGATGCAGGAACCCATAATGTTATCATACCCGGAGAAGGTATTTTAGCTGAAAATGGGCTATATCTTGATATAAACGGTGCGGCTGCGGTTACAGCTTTTTACGGGTAATTTATGCAGGCTAACAAGGAGTACGACTTAGCTGGGAGAAGTGTGTTTATCGCTCTCCCAGCTTATGACTTTAAAGTTTCCCTGAAACTCGCGGTATCTTTAGCGGCGTTCGCTCAAGCAGCCGTTCGACATGGTATTACCATTCAAATAGGTAGTATTTGCGGGTGTTCTGTTGTCTCCCGTGCGCGTAATTTGCTGGCTCAGGATATGCTTGAGTCTCCGTGTACCGACCTTCTTTTTATTGATTCCGATATTAATTTTGACCACAACGATGTGTTTCGTTTGCTTGCGTGGACTTCAGACCCCAAAAAAGGCATTGTTGCTGGCGTACCACGTACCCGTAGTACAGATACCGTGTATATCACCACCCTAGAGCAAGACGCAGGTGGGCAGTTGACGATGAATGGTATGGGTTTGGTTCGGGCGGAGCGTGTGGCTACGGCGTTTATGATGGTCAGAAGGGATGTATTTGAGACACTGGCTAGAGAACATACGGATTGGCAGTACGATGACCCGCGTTCTGGTCGTAGATTGACTGCAATGTTCGATTTTAAATTAACCCCCGAAGGTTATATTGGGGAAGACTTTTTGTTTTGCGACCGTGCTAGAGCGCATGGGTTTGAGGTGTGGATAGACCCTACAATCAAGCTGGGGCATATGGGCGTTCAGGAGTACATGGGTGATTTTGGGAATGATGTCTTATATCCGATGATTGCCCCAAACGATAAACAAAAGGTGGTTTAAATGGCTAAAACCCCCGCATGGCAACGAAAAGAAGGTAAAAACCCGAAAGGCGGCTTAAACGCCAAGGGTAGGGCGTCTTACAATAAAGCCAACCCGGGTAAGCCGGGATTGAAGCGCCCGCAGCCGGAAGGTGGTGCTAGGCGCGATTCATTCTGTGCCAGAATGAAAGGGATGAAGAAGAAACTGACGAGTAAAAAAACTGCTTCTGACCCCAACAGCCGTATAAACAAAAGCTTGAGAGCATGGAATTGCTAACATGGAAATATGGAACATAATACTTTCAGTAATTGTGGCGGCGATGGGATTTCTTTTACGGGATAAATTTGAAGAGTTGAATAGATTGGCTATACTACTTAACAAAACACGCGAAGAAATAGCGCGTGAACATATTACCCGCAAGGAGGTTAGAGATGATATTGAAAAAATCATGGAACGCTTTGACGCGGGTTTTGAACGATTGGAAGCTAAAATTGATGCGCTCCAAAGAAATAAACATGGGGGGTCGTATGAAAGCTCTAGGGGTTAATGTGGTTGGTGGTAAATCCGCTGATGCAGGCGGTAAGCCTATGCCGAAGAAAAATAAAGTTGGGAAAGTTATGAAGGAATTTGCTTCTGGCAAACTTAAATCTTCTTCGGGTAAGAAAGTAACTAATCCGAAACAAGCCAAAGCTATTGCTCTGAGCGAAGCGGGTATGTCTAAATCAAAATCGAGGAAAAAGAAATGAAAGATATGAAAGGTAAAGGCGCAAAGAAAGGTGGCGAATCTGGTGGTTCGTACCGCAAAGCGGCTGATGGCCCGGTAGTCAAGAAAGGCAAGACCAAAGGTAAGCAGGTTAAGATGGCTATGGGCGGAGAAACGCCCATGCCTAGAGGAGGAGGCCTACGGATGCCTCAAGCACAAGGAGGGAGGATGCCTCGAACACCCGGAGGGATGATGCGTCAAGCACCCGGAAGGACAATGTTTCAAGCACCAAAAGGCGGAATTGCTGATGAAGGGCCGGGCGGGATGATTGTTGGGCAACGAGGCCCACAGACCGAAAGCGATCCGTATCTAGAAAGAATAAAACAAAATAAGCTTACTCCTTATAGCAATCCGGGTATGGCACCAAGTAGTGATAACAGTGAAAGGATATTTGGAGGCCCACGGACTGGCGGCCCCGGCGCGATGATGGGTAAAATGGGTGGTGTTGGTGTTGGCGGTGGTGTACCTGCCTTTCAATCACCAAAAGGCGGAATTGCTGATGAAGGGCCGGGCGGGATGATGGCTAAAAAAGGCGGCTCAATAAAGGCTAAAAATGGCGGCTCAATAAAGGCTAAAAATGGCGGCTCAGTTAAGTCTTCCGCGTCTAAAC